AACCTGAACCTGAACCTGAAGCGGATTCTAAGATAGTTGAAGGAGAACCATTTACGGAAGTCGTTTCCAAGAAAACCAAAAAACTTAAGAAAGAAGCCGAACCAATGCCGGTTCTGTTCAGCACGGGCGACGAAACTGGCGGTGAGTACTCATCATTCAGCAATTCATCAAATCATGCAGTCGATATTGATGGAGTCCGTTATCCTACCGTAACTCACTTCCTGGTAGCAATGAAAGCTCGTGAAATCAAGAACGATGATATGTATACGAAAATCATGGGAACTGCAACTCCTAAGGCTGTTAAGGCTTTAGAAAAGAAGATCCCAATTACCGATGAAGTTTGGGATGCAAAGAAAGATGAAATTATGGCAAAAGCTGTGCGTGCCAAGTTCACTCAGTATCCAGAACTTCGTTCGAAGCTGCTGGAAACGGGTGATAGACCGATTGGAAATGCAGATGCTCGAGAAACATATTGGGGTATCGGAACGAGCATGGACACCGATAAAGCGCGTATTCCATCGAAATGGCGTGGTCAAAATAAACTGGGACACATTCTCATGGATTTACGCAAGACTCTGATTTGCGAGTCAGGTTAAACTTCTAGAGGTGGAGGTGGGGGTGGCGGAATTTGAAATAGGTTCATACGAGTCGGCATCGGAGAAAACCGAACACTAGTTCCCTTCGTAGAAAATGAGTTCTTTTGGATTATCGTAGGAAACTCGGGAGTTGGAGGATAAGTCAGAGATGGATTTTTTACGACTGGAACATCTTCGTGAAACATTATAGGAGTTGCGGGAGATCGAGATGGACGGCGAATCGCAATTGCAACAGCAATAGCTAACACACCAATAACTACCGCTCCACTCACAATTCCAGCGATGGCAACTGTGTTGGATGGCGCTCCACCTCCAGCCACATTCAAAATAGTCATAGTAGATGAAATTGTTGCAGTCCCTGTATAACTTCGAGTCTCCGTTGAGGATATAGTTGGAGTATAACTTGGAGTCCAGCTTGCAGTTGGCGTCCCTGATAGAGTATTTGAACTTGAAGTTGCTGGTTCCGCCGTACCTGTAGAGGTAGCTAAAGCAGTGCGTGTGGCTGTGCTTCCAGAAGACGCCAAAAGACTTCGGGATCTAGATGAAACAGCAGAACCAGTGTGAGTACTAGTACTCGTTGCAGATCGTGATGGAGTATTGGATGGACTAAGCATAACTACAGGTCGAGTTCGAGTGGGAGATCCAACAGCAGATCGTGTAGCCGTATTACCAGAGGTTCCTGTAACAACATGAGTCCGGCTAGGGCTAGCAGATATAGCGCTACTGTATGATTGAACACGAGTTCGGGTAAGACTAGGAGTATGCGTATGTGTGATTGAAACGCTTGCCACCTGGCTTCCAGTTTGTCCGGTGATAGGATTCAGTATAAGAAATAGACTTAGCAATGAAGTTAATATCCTCATTTATGTATATGATACAAAATCTGCTTAAATAGAGTTATTGTAGTTGAGTTGTATTGCCACTTGGTCGGCATGGCTTTATTCCTGCGTTTTTCTGTTTGGATTTATTGATGCTTTGAACTGTCCGTTGTGGGCATGTGCTCTGGTACGGAGGCATTTGTTTCAAACTGCTTATAATAATCGGCATACGAACCAACCGGAGCAGGAGCCACAGATCCAGTTGCGCCATCAAGCCTTTTTACAACTGGATCAACGAATCGGTTGAATAACTGTTGACCTACAAGTCGTGAAGCTTCATCGTCGGTCATTTCTCCCAACTCAACTTTACGACGCATCTTCAGCATCTCGAAAAAGGTCTGATCAAGCTTTCCCTCAATATGCATCTCGAAAATTGTAGGAAACTGATTATACAATATTTGGTTATCGGATTCAATCTTTTTGCGATATTCGGGAGGGTTAGTTGGTTTGAGACCCTTGTGGCGGCGCATTGACTGATCCATCTCACGAACAAGTGCCTGGATTTGGATGGAGTTCAAAGATGCCATTTGTGTTATTTCTGTTCAATACATTAATATGGCTAGCTATACGACGGCAGCGAACGGACAAGTAATTTTAACTTCAGGAGCTCCACTTCAAATTCCTCAAACCCAAAATATCCAGGGAGGTCTGATTGAAGCTGCTAGTGCGAAAACTCTGGCATCACAGGCGGCCGGAGCTGATCATTACAAGAATATGGGAGCTGGACAAAAGGGCGCAGGTCGCCGTAAGACTCGTAAACATAAAGGCAAGCGTAAATCCAAAAAGACTCGTAAAGTTCACCGCGGAGGAGCTCAATCTTTAAATATGGTTCCACTCGGATTACCAACTGCCAACTCAGTTCCTGGAGTGAATGCTGATGATGTGTTTAAAGCAGGAGTCGATCTAAAAAATCAGATTGTTGCGGATAAGAGTTACGATCATCTTCGTGGTTCCACTCCAATTACAGTAGGTGGTTTCCGTCTTCGTGGTGCGGAGGAACTGTATCCTGGAAGCGGTGCGGAGGAAGATACAAAAGGTCGTCGTAAAGTAAATGGACGCCATAGTAAAAGGACTCATCGGCGGGGCCACAGTAAGCGTTCTGCTCATACTCGCCGCCGTCGTAGCAATAAGAAATAATTTCTGGTCGGATCTTTCAACTGTTTATATTTGTGGATGGCTGTTGATTCTTACCGGATTGACAGTCGGACAGCTGATTCTGACTGGAGTTGTGGTTTCGACTTTGACGGAAGCACCTTCGCAAACAACTCAAGGAGTAGTTCAATAAATTGGGCACACTGTTCATGATCGGTAATCCCTGTAATAATAATTTTTCCAGTTCGGAATACTTTCGCTGTCCAATTATTTGGACCAATGTGAATCTTGACACCAGGATACACATCGGGATCGTAGTGTGAAGTTATCAGCGGGTTGTTCATTGCACGGATAGAATTATGAAGAACTTCGCGAGCAACTGTATCGTTCGACGACAATTTGGTTGTATAATTCATCAGAACTACACGACGACGAAGAATCTCAGGAGAGTCTCCTGTAACAGCATGACGGCACTTATTCCAAAGAATATCCAGCAGAATACGCATAGCACATCCATCGTAACGAGGGTCCAGGACACCAGTCAGATGAAATACACCGTTTTGAAAGATCTTAATAGTAATTTCCTTATCGGGCAAAGTTCCATCGCCATTATTCACTAACACGATCGTGATGGAGTTGTGGCAGAACCCGGTCGTGTTTTGGGTTTCCTTCTTTACACGACGCTTAATTTGATCACGCTTGCTTTCACCCCGGCGAGCAACTCCGCGCTTCTCGACTTTGATGATGGGTGAATCCAGCGGAAGATCGGACATGATTTTGTTGGTATCGAACTTCAAGTTCGTGTAATAAAGAACGACCATGGTCGAAAGAATTGGAGAGTCCATTTAAACGATTTCAGAGTAAATGGTATCAATTTCGTTTTTCCAGGAGAATGGAATACTGTCTACAAACTTACAAACCATAGCAACTGGAAAGTTACGAATCAACTTTCTTAATTGAACTTGATGAGCGGACTCAAGCATCCATCCGGGTTCCAAATATCCTAAAAACACAGCAATATCTGAATGGTGATTCACAATAGCCAAACTTTCACACGCCAAACTAGATGATACAACCTTTGATAAATCCAGCACTGTTTTAGATTCATACATTTGCTTGAACTGTTCAGCAAATGTGTGGAATTGGTTGATATTGGTGCATACGAACAGCATTAGATAAATACTTGAAAAACTTGTAAACTCTTTAAGGGTGGGCAACAGGATCGTTAATACGCAAGTGAGCAGGTGTATTGGCGGGGATTTGGTATTTGGTCGGCGCCTGTTTGAACGATGTAGTTCCGACATTTCCGTCCTCCTTGAATATTTGGAAGTTTTGTGGCCGCCGAAGAGCCGCGCCAGGTTTGTAGTTCGGGTTTCCGCCAAGAGCACCAAGATCTTTGCCCGGCGCAAGGTTACCCTTATCGGCATACTGACCTCCACCGACGCTTGGACGCGCTGGATGGCGAGTACGATAAGGCATATCTACCTTTACGCTGTGGTTTGGTACTGGAACTATGCACAGAGCAGGATCGCCAAGATTACGAATTGTGTTATCTACGAATTTAGGCCTATCAACCGTCGCAGCAGCATGAGGCTGACCGAGGGCAACTTTACAGCCCTGTGTCTTTCGCACAAAATCAGACGCATTTTGGGAAGGAACTGTTGGAGTGATTGTGTAGCATGGGGTCAAACTGAGTTGAGGTGCCTGTGGTCCAGTTAACACTTCGCCGCCAATAGCCTGTCCACCGCGGTATGTTGTGAAAAAACTCGCATCCGGAGTTCGGCCACCCGATACTTTTTGGTAAGACAGTACCTGATGGAGAGGAGCCATTGTTGAGTAATCTCCGGAATTCACGACGCCAACGCGAGAGCCGGCCGCACCAAAATCCTGAGCGGCGGCCATACGGACTTGTGTGATATACATTGAGGCGTCTGTAGGTTTTCGGGTCGAAACAACTTTTGTTGAAGCTGCATCTTTACGACGCAAATATTCCGTATAGGACATTTGTGTGTTATCCTGAATTTATTATCAGCAAGATCCCACAATTATATTAAAGACTCATACATACTTAAGTCAAATCTACATGAGATAGCATGTGACGACGGCAACAAGGCTTTGTTAGTTTCACATCGTCCAACGCCTTGCCTTCGGCAGTCTTTGTTGTTGTAGCGGTCAGGTATTCCATCTCAGTCTTACCGTCTTCCTTACGATATTCATTTACTTTCTTGATATAGAGTTCCCACCGACTTGCCAGCCAAGGATTATTGCAAGTAAAGCATTCAATTGGAATAATCATTTACTATTTAACTTCTTTTTCCTTCTATATTCGTTTTCTGTTATGAAATATAAGAATGAATGATTCAAAGTATGCTGTAGGCGTTGTAGGACTTCTGTTCGCTGTAATCGTTCTAAAACAGTTCAGCTTTGTAGTGTTAGAACTACTCCTAAAACTAACCAGGCCAGGAGCAACAGTTTTGCTTCTCTCGGTCGTAGTTTGGCTATATTCAAAAAATCTGCTGTACACTGCTCTCGCTACAACAGTCTTAGTCGTCTTCCTCCTACGCGATTTGTGGACGGCTTATGTTCGTTCAGATCCCCGACGGCTGTTTTTAGATATGGGTCTAGATATGGCTCGTTTTAATCCCCTGACGAGTATTGATTTACAGTTCGCGAACGGAACTGCTGTACACGATTCTCCATCAATGCTTTCACAGGGAACTCGCCCAACTCTGCTTGTTTACCCACCATCGGCTGAAACACTCGAGCAGATGAACGGTTAGAGGTTCTCCTCCTCACCAAAGAATATCAAGTTCCTGTGCGCTCCAGTATTCTGAAATACCTGATGGTAGGCGCCGGTGAATAATGAATGGCAACTTCTTCTGAGCAATTTCCTTTTCTGCCACATTCCAAACAAATTGAGGATCGGATGTGATCATTCCGTCCAAAGATATGAGAGGCTTACTTCCCTCTGCTATCTGCTGGGCTCGTGTTCCAACAAGAGTTGTGTATTCATACTTTGTATAAAATGGTTCAGTAATCCGCTCAGATTTCAAAGAATCAGCAACCGACTGACGAGCTACCGACTGAACTTCTGTGTGTATAAGGCGAGAATCAAAGCGAAGTTGCTCCATTACTTACTTGTCTAAAATTATATCTATATTCTTTCCGTTTTAATACATCAATCGCAGATGAAGAAATGGAACTCCTTGAAGTTTTTGGTTCCGATTTAACAGTCGTCAATGCTGCTCGAGTATCGTTCGCAAAGGAATCAACCGAGTTTTCGAATCAGGATGCGAAGCTGGTTATGTATCTAGCCAAACACAACCATGTGTCTCCATTCTTTCACCCACAAATCCGTCTACGAATCAAAATGCCAATTTTTGTGGCACGAGAATGGTTTCGTCATCAAATCGGATTTGCTCGCAATGAAGTTTCACGGCGGTATGTCGATACAGCACCCGAATGCTGGATTCCAACACCAGATCAGATTCGCGAACGCGATCCTAAGCTGAAGCAGGGGAGTAAGGAAACTGCAGTTGTGGATTCAGACCTTGTTCATCAACTCATGAAAACACATATCAACATGAATGTGATGGTATATGAGGATTTGCTTGAACGAGGAGTTGCCCCGGAAATTGCGCGGTGTGTGCTTCCACAGTCTATGTTCACGGAGTTTATTGAGACGGGAAGTTTGGCAGCGTATGCTCGTCTGTATAAACTGCGTACCGATCCTACCGCCCAGCGCGAGATTCAGGAGTATGCTCGGAAGCTCGGTGAACTTATTGAGCCTCTGTTTCCAGTATCATGGAAGGCCCTTACAACTTGCGCTTCTGAGTCACAAGCTTAGCTTTCTTTCCGCGACATGAAAAACGGCGGATGGTGCGTCCCTGAGGCCACAGAATAGCCTTGGTGCAAATTGCCGTAGCCGCACCTTCTTTTGTTTTAGCCAAGTTTCGGCGTAAAGTAATTTTTTTAGATACATCTTTCACGCATTTGCAGAACCGTTCGGCTTGTGTCGCCATTCCTTATTAAATTGCGCGAGATGATTGTTCCCATGAAGTATTGCAGTTGGCGCACTGATACAGCCAAATCAACTTCTTCTCGTTCGTCTTAACAGCCACAACATCGGGTTTCGCTCCGGATTTAGAAGGACACTCGGCGGTGGGACACACAATGTTCTCAAAATGTTCCAATGTCGGATCGAACTTCAGGTACGGATTGGCAGCAACAGCAGCCTTATCTTCTCGGAGTATATGCTCATAGACGATAGGATTCGCATCATCAACCTTCTCCTTGTATTCGCACTTATTACAAGAAAACACGGCAGTTTTGGTTCCATCTACTACGCTCTCATCAATGGGATAAAGCATATTGCGACAAGCTGGACAGAACTTCATTACTATTTACTTCAAGACTCTCTATAAATTCGTTTTAGAAAACCTAATTCATCCAATTGACTGTTCTTCAAAATTAAGTTCATTTAAAACGGATATTTCTCTAAATTATTCTGTCTCCATTAACTACGGAATGTCGAGTAAGGACAAGCTACGCGAATTTCTGGATAACCATAAGGCTGACGGCGTTTGGACTCATGTGTCTCTAGCTGGCGGTTCTTACTTCATTGGCGAGGACGATCGTGAGCGGTTCTATTCTCTTTACACGGAAACGATCACAGACCAAGAAAAGCAATATCTAGCAGAAAAGTCATCCGAGATCGGCCCTCTGCGTATTGACTTCGATTTCATTTATTCGCGCGAAGTCGAGAAGCATCTGCATACGCGCGAGCAAGTATGCTCTTTTATCGGCGCATATATGTCTGAAATTCGTCAATATCTAGAGATTCCTCAAAGTGTTCAGCTGTATGTCATGGAAAAGCGTCGGCCCACGCTAGATTCCAAGAAGAATGTCAAGAAGTCCGGTATTCATATTGTTGTGCCGGATGTGTGTACCCACAAGTTTGTAGAGCAGCGTGCTCGTCGTAACCTACTGAAGACTATGGACCAGCATTTTGGCGGATTGCCACTCAGTGAGTCGTGGGAGAAAGTGTATGATGAACAAGTTGTGAATCGCACAGTTCCATGGACTTTGTATGGCTCTCGCAAGAACGATGTTAACTCTCTACCATATCTTGTTTCGTACATTGTAGAATGGACGCCAACTGCTCTGCGGATTCTCGATGAAGTACCGAAAGAATCTGTGGCACTGATGAAGACTTTATCGCTGTATCGTGAAGATAAAGATGGCATTGAGACTCCAATGACCGAAGAGGCTCAGAAGATTTATGCTGGACTCAAGCACCAAAGTTCAGAAGTTCGTATTTCGGGCGGCAGGGCAGTGACTCCAGCTCGTGGTCGACCGGCACACCGAAATGAACCTGGTTCTCGAGGATCGTCGCCCACTGGTCGTCTTATAATTCCACCGCTGGATCCCGATCGTCGCAATTACATTCGTGACCACACGATGAATATGAACCCTGAACGAGCTGTAAGTTACGGAGAGTGGCAAAAAGTCGCACAGTGCCTTTACAATATTCACCCTGATCTCCTGGATGTATTTCTAGATTTCAGTGCACAGGCCGAAACCAAGTATGATGAGGCAGGATGTATTAATATGTGGAATGCCTTGAAGTTCCGAAACGACGGAGATCGAGTTCAGGAGGGAACGCTCCGATACTGGTCTCGCGAAGATAACCGCGATGGGTATATTGAAATCGAAGCCACGAATGTAGACAGATTAATTCTAGCTGCCTGCTCTGGAACTGAACATGATGTTGCTGCGCTTATTCATGCAAAGTTTCGTGACCAGTATGTCTGCTGTGATTTTGGTAAGAATGTATGGTATCGCTGGGCGGGACATATTTGGCGTGAAACGGACCGCGGAATCAATCTCCAACTAAAACTCTCCAAGGAAATTGCGGGTTTGTTCTTGAAGAAAACGAACGAGATTGGAAAGGAGATGGAGACGCGAAATCTTCTGACTTGTACTGGCGACAACAAGAAGGAGTGTGGCACTTGCGAACATTGTCAGTTGGATGCTCAGCGCGATAAGTTCAATATGATCTATACGAAGCTAAAGACTACGAAGTTCAAGGATAATGTGATGAAAGAGTGTCGCGAACTGTTCTTTGATGAAGATTTCACCAAACTTGTTGATTCTAACAAGGATCTGATTGCGTTCAATAATGGCGTTATGGACTTGACTAAGATGGAGTTTCGCGATGGTAAGCCTGAAGATTACATTTCATTCTCGACAATGATTGATTACGAAGTGTCTCGTAAATATTACGAATATGATACTTGGACTTTGGTAGACACTTTCATCAAACAAGTTCTTCCTGACCCAGTTGTTCGCGACTACTTCATGAAGCACTTGGCCACAAACCTTGTAGGCGGAAACACTGCTCAGAAGTTTCATGTTCTGACTGGTTCGGGCTCGAACGGTAAGTCAATGATCATGAACTTGACATCCACAGCTCTTGGAGATTATGCGTGTACGGTTCCTATCTCATTGTTCACTCAAAAGCGCAAAGGTTCAGGCAATGCAGCTCCCGAAGTGATTCGACTCAAGGGACGCCGTTTTGTAACCATGCAGGAACCGGATGAAACGATTGCTCTAAATACCGGGTTAATGAAAGAGATTACTTCCGGGGAGAAAATGTATGCTCGTGACCTCTTCAAGTCAGGCACGGAGTTTGAGGTTCAGGCGAAGTTTCATCTTGCGTGCAATGAAAAGCCGAAGATCAATACGACAGATGGTGGAACTTGGCGTCGTTTGGTTGTCATCAACTTTCTGTCGAAGTTTGTTCTAAAACCTAGTGGACCAAACGAATATCCTATGGATGAGTCGATTCAGTTCGCAGTCCTAACTAAAGATTGGGCAACTCCGTTCATGAGCTATTTAGTTCATATTCTGACGGAAGGAAAGGGATTGCGTAAACTCCCTCCTCCGGATAAAGTTTTGGAATATACATCGGAATACCGTAACGAGAATGACGGAATTGCGAGGTTTGTTTCAGAAAAGTTAATTCCAGTCGTTGAAGGTGAAGAAATTGTCCCTGTAGATAAAACGACCCTTCGCAGAGCGTTCAAGCAATGGATGATTGATAATGATGTGCGACTAGCTCCAAATGAAATGGAAAAGCGCGTAGAAGTATCCTATGGAAAATACCATAAGGGCGGATGGACGAACTTTAAGATTGATTGAGTTATTATATAATTCAAAGACCGTAATTTAGATTTTTAACGGCGCTTCTGTGTCTTCTTTGAGTTCTTGCGGTTCTTACGAGTACGACGCGCTCGCTTTCCGCCCGTTAAAGTCTTACCGGGTGCCTCGGCTGGAGCGGGAGGCTTTAGGTCGGGTAAACCAGCTTTATCAGCAACTGGCTGAACAGGTCCCATGACACGCGATTTTAGATCATCCCACCAGCTCATCTTTATTCATACTCAACATTTACTTGCGGCCGCCAATAAGAGGAGCGTAGGCGCGAATGTATGGCAGAGTCAGTGAAACAACGGCAAAAGCAATGAGGAGATTGAATGTCGCGCCAATAGCATCACCAATGCTCAGCTTGATGGGACCAACATTTAGGACATAGTGACCGACTGCCTGCTGGACACCAGGGAACAGAACAGCTACAAACGGCGTAACTAGATCGCGAGTCACAGACCCAAAAAACTGGCTTAGAGCAAATCCAAGGTAGATCGCTACCGCAAAAGTCATGACAGTGCTATCGGCGCTCATTTACCATTTCAGGAAGAAATCTTTTTGCGGTAAAGAGTAGTTATATGGGCTTCAACACTCTCTATTGGGGGCCAAGTGCATGGCAGTTGTTTCATTTAATATCGTTTCTGTCCGCAAACCCGCAGCAAGTTCTATTGGAAATGAAAGAGATGTTGCCATGTAAGTTTTGTCGAGCGTCTACCACTCAATTTGTGAACCAACATCCATTAAAAGGCGATCCGGCGAAGTGGTTATATGAGATCCACAATATGGTCAATAACAAATTAAGAACGCAATGCGCAGACAATCCAGAAGTTGAAGATCCAGGCCCCGATCCTGCATTTGAGGATGTAAAGGCTAAATATTTATCTATGAAACCTACTGCCGTTCCAGGACGAGATTTTCTGTTTACAGTAGCAGCAAATTACCCCGATCATCCTGAGCCGGAAGATATGGCAAGACACCGTCAATTTTTGACTCATTTGGCAGATGTCTACCCGTTCGAAAAGTTGCAAACAGTATTCAAGAAGTATTTAGATAAGAACAGTCCAGTTCCACTACAAAATAAAAAAGAGTACCAAAAGTGGATGTACGGTCTTCTGAAATCGTTAGCTCGTGCTTCTAATTCAGATATCTTATCCTATCGAGGAGTTGTGGCACGCGTGATGTATCATGCGAGTGGATGCGATCGTAAATCGTATCGCGGCGTCACATGCAGGCGCACAAAACAAGGATTCCGGACAAAAACTCGCGATAAACACCGAACGCACCGAGTCGTTTTAACAGCCCTTTTGAAATAGGTATAATGTATACTGCCGTAATCGTAGAGCCTCGTAAGCACGCAGCTCTATCGTATGTTCTGAACAATATTCTAACCAATCTTTCTGATGATTGGAATATTGTTGTGTGTCATGGAACACACAATCTCGAATATATTCAAAATATCATAAAATACGAACTTCAAAAGTTTGTAAAGCGTATAACTTTAGTAAATTTAGGAGTCGAAAATATGAATATTGCACAGTATAATGAACTCCTAACAAGCTCTAAATTTCATGAGCATATCCCGACTGAAATGTTCTTAGTGTTTCAAACAGATACTATAATTATTCCACAAAATGCACATTTAATTAACCAGTTTTTGGAGTATGATTATGTAGGCGCACCATGGCTTGATGGTCAGATAGGAAATGGTGGATTTTTACTTCGCCGAAAATCTAAAATGCTAGAGCTGATTGAAAAGGTTCCATTCATAAAAGGAGAAGGTGAAGATGGATTTTTTTCACAATGGTTAGGAAGACCGAACAATGATTTTTCTATAAAAGTTCGGAAACCGTCTCCTCAAAAGGCTAGACAGTTTTCAGTTGAAACCGTATTTTATGATCAGCCGTTTGCATGCCATAAACCATGGGCTTATAATCCTCAATTTGTGTCCATGCATCCACAAGTTCAAAAATTAGCAAGTTTACAGTTTTCTATATGATTTAGATGTCATTAAACTTATTTATCAAATGCTGATTGATCCGGAAGTAGTCAAGACTATACTAAAAGTAACTAATATTCCTATAACTGGGGTATTTCATGTAGGTGCTCACGATTGTGAAGAGATGGCGTTTTATAATGGATGGGGTGTTACTGCCGATACGATTGTGTGGGTTGATGCGATTGACACTAAGGTTGAGCAAGCAAAGAGTCGTGGTATTCCAAATGTATATCAGGCAGTGATTACGGACAAAGATGATGACACCGTTGTGTTTCACGAGTCAAATAATGTACAGTCATCTAGTGTCCTCAATTTAAAGACACATCTACAGGAGCATCCGTGGGTTCATTATGTAAAGAGTACACCAATGCAAACTGTAACAGTAGACACTTTCTTCAAGCGTAATAATTTGGATGCGGCAAAGTATAGCTTTTGGAACTTTGATATTCAAGGAGCCGAGCTTTTAGCTCTCAAGGGCGCAGAAGAGTCACTAAAACATGCAACCGCGCTATATCTAGAAGTCAACGAAAAAGAGCTGTATGAGAACTGTGCTCTGATTGGAGATTTGGATAAGTTTCTTCTACCACATGGGTTTAGCCGTGCACATACTCAAATGACTCATCATGGTTGGGGAGATGCACTGTATATCAAGTCTTCTTAAGTCCTGCAACGGCTCGAACATGTTTCTGACCATATCGTTCACCCTTCTTTTCTTTAGCTGTCTTCTTGGTCTCACGACGAGTTTTAGGAGGATCCATTCTTACAGTGTGTTTATTTTGTCCCAATATATTCGTTTTTATTACCATGGAGCTTTGGTACTCGCTGGTAATAGGAACGGTTGTGTTTTTTTATGTTCAATTCTTTAATGCCAATGCAAAAGCTTGGCTAGGAAGTGGAAGATCTATGCCATTTAGTTTTGAAAGTATGATTGGATACACTCACCGGGAATCGAACCCGGGCCAAAGCCTTGGAAGGGCCTCATTCTACCACTAAACTATGAGTGTTGGTACGAGATGCCGGAATCGAACCGGCTCTGCCTTAAAGCGGGGCCTCTTAAGGGCCCTGGAATCCCAATATCCGAATCTCGTGATTTATATACCACGCTTTCGCTTAAATGCTAATGTCGACACAACTTTTGCAGATTTAGGAAGTTCGACTATAGCGTACCTCCCATACTCATGAAACTCTATACACCCGTCCCAGGATTTACCAGTTGTAACCCATTCCGAAACCTGTTTCTTTAATTCCACAAATCCTTCTGATACATCTCCAACTCCTGCCTCTCGGAGCTGATTCAAAATATGTACTCCTTCTTTGACTCTATCCTCTTTCGTTTTGAGTGATTGCATTAGTTCTTTTTTATAATTGCTACATAGATTCCATTATGCCATTGTTTTTGTTCTGGACTTCCCCAGAGCGGATGAGTGTTGTTATTTGTAGTTCGTATTTCCCTGTGATATAATACAGTTAAATTTAGCTCTTTCAAAGAATCAAGCGTTCCCTCTCTAACTTCTAGCCAATTCCAATCATCTACGATAAAAATGAACATATCATCTAAACATTTGTAGTAATGAACTAATGCTTTATTATGACTGTCTTTAGTATGATTTCCATCATACATATAAACATTAAACTTCGGTAGTTTAGAAACATCTACAGTATAACAATCCTGCTCAATAAAGGCAGCATCATTTTTTCCCTTGTATTTGTAAAAATTATGTAAAAATTCATTCTTTGGTCCACCAAATTCACTCCAGTTGTCAATACAAACAACTTTAGCTTTGTTACCACACATCGCAGAACAAACCGAAGATCCCTTCCAAGTTCCTATTTCTAAATATCTCAAATCTTCTTTATTCATTAGATTATTGTAAAAATGTCTTGTCTTTTTACCAGTCATTCCTTCCATGTTCAGCAGTTCAGGTGTAACTTTTGATATCTCATTTTCAGCATTTTTAAATGCCATTTCAATATGTTGTTGAAGTTCGTGTAATAACATATTTATAGTTATAACCGAAACCGTTTCTTGAAATCTGCAACACTTGCATGAAATGACGGTTTATTCCACAGAACCCATTTGGACAGAGCACCTGGGGTATCGGGTTTATTCCAGTGCTCACCCATTCCCGAATGCCGCTTTAAATAACGCAGTTTTCGAGTTTTGTCTTTGTGTTTTGTGTAATCAGAATACCCCTTCTGTCCAAATGGGACAATCTTTTCTTTACCGTCTTTATCAAACACCGCATCCCACTTCTTATCTTTCTTATGCGACCGACGGATCGTTTTCAACTTCATTATATTTCCCCGTAGATTTTCAAATGGAAGAGTGGAACAAGATGGTAAGAATCCTGAAAGATGAGAGCATGGAACCGAATAAAACCGCACAACTTGCTGATCGTATTTTTCAAGATCTGAAGCGAATGAAAATCAAGGACAAAAAAAAGTTTGTTCAACGGCTCGGTCCGGAGTTTGAAAATTGGGCTCTGAAATTAGAAGACGACTATCCCTCGTATATTGTGACCAATATTCTAAACGATGATGATTTTTGGACGCTAACGCTGAAAATATCTCGGCACCTTTGATGGAAAATGGAAGAATCTAAAGACAATACTTAGTAATTACAAGAATGGGAGATACAATTATCGGTGTCCAGTTTGGCATCGCTAATCCTCAAGAAATTGTAGCTCGAAGTGTCGTTGAAGTTATTACTGATAAGACGACTCAGGCTCAGCAGCCAGTCCCCGGTGGTGTATTTGATCCTCATTTCGGAGTTATTGAGAATGGCAAGATCTGCCCAACATGCAAGCAAACTAATATTCTGTGTCCCGGTCACTTTGGCCATATTCAACTTGCTCGACCGGTATACCTCTATCAGTTTATTGACCCAATTATGAAGATCCTTTCAATTGTTTGTTTAAACTGTTCAAACCCTTACCTCTCCAATGAAGAACTTGAGAAAATCGAGGCAATGTCTAAGGGTGTTGACCGATTCAATGCTGTCCGTGACCGAACGACCGCTTACAAGCTCAAGGAACTCAAGGAAAGCTCAGCGTGCCCACACTGTGGAACCCCCTCAATCAAGAAGGTTGATAAGCAGGAAGGTTCGGTTGCAACTCTGCAGGCGTATACTTATGATACGGAAGCCCAGCCTGTATTTCTACAGCCCGAAATGGTTCTTCGTGCATTCCAGCGTATGACAGATCGCCATGTTGAATTGATTGGATTTAACCCCAAGTTCAGCCGACCGGATTGGATGATCTGCACGGTTCTAGCCGTGCCTCCTCTCACTGTCCGCCCATCAGTTATCATGGAGGATAATCAGCGTATGGAAGATGATTTGACGCACTGCTTGGTCAACATTGTGCGCAATAACCAAAAGCTTCGTGACAAGATTGATAAGGGTGAATCCGCTGAAGTGATTGATCGGCATCTAGCGGTGCTACAGTATGATGTAGCGACATATGTAGATAACGATATCAAGGGTCTACCTCCATCGGCTCAGAGATCGGGTCGACCGTTAAAAACTCTGAAGTCCCGTTTGGGTGCCAAGACTGGTCGTGTTCGCGGTAACTTGATGGGTAAGCGTGTAGACTTTTCGGCCCGTTCAGTTATTACACCCGACGCCAATATTGACCTCGATGAGCTAGGTGTGCCTGAAGAAATTGCCCGTAACTTGACCTTTCCCGAGGTAGTTACAGGATATAATCGCGACCGATTAATGACCTACATTCGTAATGGTCCGGGAAAGTATCCGGGAGCCAAGTCTGTGTTTCTAAAAGAGGAGAATCAGCCATTCAGTTTGAAGTTCGTGAATCCCGAAACAATTGATGTAAAGGAGGGCGACATCGTACATCGCCACCTCATCGATGGGGATGTAGTCCTGTTTAATCGCCAGCCGAGTCTTCATAAGGGTTCGATGGAATGCCACCGTATTCGTGTCCTTCCATACTCTACCTTCCGACTGAATGTGTCCGCTACTCGCCCATACAATGCTGATTTTGATGGCGATGAGATGAACATGCATGTGCCACAAAGTATTGCGGCTGCATCTGAACTCAAGTATCTAGCATCCGTTCTTCGCCAAATCATTTCTCCTCGTCTGGCGTCACCGATTATTCAGATCTTCCAGGATACGATGACCGGCTCATTCCGTATTTCTCAGGATTCAGTTCGTGTCCCGGAGCACATTGCAATGAATATCATGAGTCGTATGAAGAAGCCACTTGCAGGTTACCATCGCCAAAATCGAGTACTAACCGGTAAGGAGATTATTTCAACTGCCTTCCCACTGATGAATATCAATTCAGGCATCAAGGTAGAGAATGGGTCACTGAAATCAGGAGTTCTCACCAAGGGTGCATTTGGAGCTGCGTCTCAAGGCGCCATTCATGTAATTTACAACGATTTCGGTCCTCAGCGTGCAGCCCAGTTCATTAATGATGTCCAAAATATTGTCACTAAGTACAATCTGTTCTCCGGGTTCTCAGTCGGAGCTTCTGATCTGATTGCCAATATTGAAGCCGATGATTTCATTAAGAAGACAATTGCCGACGGAAAGAAGAAGATTGCAGATATCATGTCGTCCGTTCATGCTGGAACTTTCACGAATATTTCAGGTCGTCCTGATGGCGAAGAACTTGAAAATAAGATTATGTCTGCTCTAAAAGATATCAACAGTCAAATTAGCGAGAATGTCAATAACAGTTTGTCCAAAGATAACCGAATGGTACAGATGGTAAAGTCCGGTGCTAAGGGTGGTGACCTGAATATTACGCAGATGATGGCGCTTTTGGGTCAGCAGTTTGTAGCTGGTCGGCGTATTCAGTATACCCTACAGGATCGCACACTTCCTCACTTCAGCCGTTTCGATGACAGTATGGAATCTCGTGGATTCGTAGAGAACAGTTTTATCAATGGCATTCGTCCAGCCGAGTTCTTCTTTCACGCTATGGGTGGTCGCGAAGGTCTGATTGATACTGCTGTTAAGACGAGCGATTCGGGTTACATTCAGCGTAAGCTCGTAAAGACGATGGAGGATCTTCATGTAGAGTATGATGGCACGGTTCGTAATGTGAATGGTGGTGTGATCCAGTTCCATTATGGCGGAGATGGGATTGATTCCGTATGTGTTGAGCGTGTAGAATGCCTTCTTGGATTGATGACGATGGAAGAGATTTACCGCGACTTTGCTCTTGCTCCGGGAGATCTTTCAAACATTCTCTATCAGTCCACCGATGATATTCCCGATAATGTCGAGCAAATCCTCAAGGATCGCGATGTATTCGTCCGACATGTTCTGCGATACTCGAAGAACGAGAAAGTATCAAGCCCAGTCAATTTCAAGCGAATCGCCGAAAAGTATCGCAACACTTTCTCGGTGAAGACCGATTTGACTCCTCGGTATGTTGTGGACGAAATTGCAAAACTATGCGAGAGCCGAACGATTCGTCACAATAAACTCTTTCATATTCTACTACGGTTCTACCTTTCGCCAAAGAAGGTTATTATTGGTCTCCGTCTCACTCGTGAACTATTCGATGAAATGCTCAAGGAGATTGCATTCAAGTACACAAAGTCAGTCGTTCACGCTGGCGAGATGGTAGGAACGCTAGGCGCTCAGTCCATTGGTGAGCCCACGACTCAGTTAACACTGAACACTTTCCACTCGGCTGGAACTGCTAAGGCGAACGCTACTAAGGGTGTACCTCGTATTGTTGAACTTCTATCGGTATCACATAATCCCAAAAATCCTTCTAATACGATTTATTTGGACCCGTCCATTGCTGGATCACAAGATTCAGCGATTTACAAGGCCAAAGAGATTCAGAAGACAACTCTTCGTGATATCACTCGATCTGTGCGCATTTACTACGATCCCAACCCACTATCCTCTAATTCACTCATCCAGGAAGATCGTGATATTCTTACATCGTATGAGAAGTTCTCAGTAACACAAGGACAGTGTGCATCTCCTTGGATTATGCGTTTGGAACTTGACCGGCAGGAAATGGCTGCTCGGCATGTCGTTGATCTTCCACTCATTAGGACAAAGATCGAGAACAATAAGATTCTGAAGGTATTTGACTGTATTCATTCCGACACGAATGCCCCCGATAAGCTTGTTATGCGAATTGTGTTTGGCGCAGACACGGTAAAGAACGCTCTCTCTTTGCGTTTTATCGAAGACAAGCTTCTAGATACAGTTCTCACAGGAGTAGACGGAATTGGACGAGTGTTTCCTCGTGAAGTAACGAATCAACTTCTGTGGGATGAGAAAACTGGATCGTATACTGCGACGAAACAGTATGTCCTCGATGTTGAAGGCACAAACCTTTTGGATCTTTCGGTCCTTCCGAATGTAGACCCATTCCGCACTTTCTCAGACAGCATCCATGAGATCTTAGATGTGTTTGGAATTGAAACTGTAAGGGTCGCGCTATATGAAGAGTTTGTGAATGTCTTCGTAGATGCGGATGGCGTAGATTACCACCATCTTATGATGCTTGTAGATGCCATGACTTATCCTGGGTTCATTCTACAGGTCGATCGCTTCGGAATGAACAAGAATGTCGAGAATGGTGTACTTGCCAAGTCATCGTTCGAGGAGACATCCAAGATTCTATTCAATGCCGCTTTGGCGGGAGAGTTTGATAATATGAAAGGTGTTTCTGCGAACATCATGTTCGGGCAAAAGCCTCCATGTGGAACTGGTTTTGTAGATATTCTTGTGGATGAGACTAAACTTCCAGAAGGAACGGAAGAAGATCATTCGGTATTTGAGGCTGAGCGTAATGCCGTCAACCTTCTTATTGAGCAGGAACAGGCCAAAGATGATGTCGTGAATATGGCAGATATTCTCATGGAATAACTTTAACATTCAACTCTAAGTACTTAAAATGCCAATGGATGCCGAGTGTTGTAAAAATACTGCGAATGAAATCATGAAGCAATTAGAATCCAAATCCAAGTATGACTCTGTAGTTACAAGTGTCATAGATGCATTTAAAAGACGGGCAGATTTTGGAAAAGCTAAGTATGGAACAACTCTAGATCGAACAGATTTGGGATTTTTAGATTGGGTTCAGCATGCACAGGAAGAGTTGATGGATGCTATTCTTTACCTTGAAAAGCTGAAGTCTCTACCAGCTCCAGGACCCTCCAAATCCTGAATGATAAACTGCCAATGAATCGGAATACTTCTCTTTCAAACAATTATGTAATAATTTTTCATCTCTAGTAATGCACTGATTTGGCGTACCCTTACGGTACTCTGAATCATTGACCATAAATGGGTAAACTTTAGAAGTTGGGATCACATGTACATTATCGCGGGGCTTGATTCCGCGCCGGAAAAAGTATGGTCCGGTCGTTTGGTTAATATGCACATCTTCAAAATCTATGTCTTCTAAAGTAGCAGTGTGAAGTAACCGCTTGAGAACAATACATCCGGGAATACATGCAAAAAATCCATTGGACATATATTTTCCAACTTCAGATTTGCATTTTAGTTCGCACGGATCTTCGTTTGCAACAATCAAATCAAA